CCGCCAGGTGCACCAGCAGAACCTCTATAACCTACAGAACCAAAATAGCCAGTAGAACCAAAAAAACCTAGAGAACCTTGAAATCCAGCTGATCCATTAAACCCTGTAGAACCAAAGTATCCAGTAGATCCTCTAAATCCTGTATCTGTGGACTCAATATACCTTACTTCAATATCAGTATTGATAAAAGGAGTATTAATAAAGTTGATTGTATTAGAATTAGTTATATAATAATCACTATCAGGCAGCTGAGTAAGCCCGTTAACAATAACTAATATATTGTTAGCTAGTGATACAGATTGATCTAAAGAGAACGAATTAGCAGTTCCATTAGCTACAAACTGCTGACTATAAAAATTCAGAGCCATTTACTGCCTATACGATGAATAAATATACAATCAAAGCGGTCTTTGTATTTATGTTTTTGAAATGAGGTTGTTATGAGCTTACCTTCTATCGCTATTCTTGATCTTATAGGATTAGTATATGACGGGAATACACTATATTCTAAAGGTTTAGGTGGATCAGAATCAGCAGTAATTCTTATTGCAAAAGAACTTAAAACGCTTGGATTTAATGTCACTGTTTTTAATGCCTGTAGTGAAGATGAAGCTCGTCCAGGTATTTATGATGGTGTAGTTTATAGACCTATTAATAGCATTACACCTCAAGATCGTTTCGATATTGTAATATCATCTCGTACAGTAGTTCCATTTGTACCAGAGCATTACTACGAAGCATATCAAAATGCTACGAGACATCATCCTAGAATTTTTGAAAATATGCGCAAATCCGCTAAACTTAAAGTTTTGTGGATGCATGATACTTTTTGCAATGGTGATCTTAATTTAGAAGATCTTACTGTTAACGGGTTTATTGACAAAATCTTTACGCTTAGTGACTTTCATCTTTCATATGTGGCTAATTGTAATCACGGACGTCGCCGCAATTTTGAGGTACTTAAGAATAAGTTATTCATTACCAGAAATGGTGTTGTAAATTATATTGATGAAGTTGATATCTCCCAAAAAGATCGTAACCTTTTTGTATTTAATGCTTCTGTTACTAAAGGTTTGATTCCTCTTATTGATAGAATTTGGCCGAGAATTAAAGCTAATATTCCTGATGCTAAGCTTAAAGTTATTGGCGGCTACTATAAATTTCGAAGTGAGGCACCTCTAGATGAGCAAGGTAAGACTCTTCATAAACTAGCTGCTGATCCAAAATATGGTCAGATGGGGATTGAATTTACAGGTATTATTTCCCAGAGAGAAATTGCTGAGATTTTATCTAAGGCAAATATGTTTCTCTACCCAGGAGCATTCCCAGAAACGTTTGGTATTTCTACATTAGAGTCTCTTACGTATAATACCCCATTAGTAGCAACTCGATTTGGCGCGTTAGAAGAAACAGCCGTAGAACAAGCATGTTATTTTGTAGATTATGCTATCGAACCTAACGGGTTATTCCCGGATATTAATATTGATGAACAATGCCGTAAGTTTACAGCTATAGCATTAGAAGCTTATAAGAATTGGTATCTTCATCAGCAGAAGCAATATTATTGCAATATTGTTAAAGATGTTAATACCTGGGATACTATCGCTCTACAGTGGAAGCAATTCTTCGTTAAAGAGTTTAAACTCTATTTGTCTGCAGAAGAGTATCGTAAAGTTTCTTATATTAATGATAGGGTGCATAAAGTATTTGGTCGTAGGTATAGCAATCTGGTCGAATGGAACGGTTTAAAGCGTAATAGAGAGTTACCAATAGCAATTATTACTCCGTTTTATAATGCGGAAAACTATATTAAACGCTGTATAGAGTCTATTGTTACTCAAGATTATGAGAACTATGAGCTTTACTTAATCGATGATTGTAGTAGCGATAATTCTCAACAAGTTATACAGAATTATGTTAATACTCTGCCTCCAGATATTCGTAGTAAAATTATTAGAACAATTAATAAAGAAAATAAAGGTGCCGTTTATAACCAAGTCACCGCTTTGAGAAAACAGAAGTTTACAGATGATACTATAGTCATGTTTATTGATGGGGATGATGCATTAGTAAATGACAACAACATCTTTAACTTTTATAATAATCTCTATCATAATAATACTGACTATTCTTACGGAAGCAGCTGGTCTGAGGTAGATAATATCCCGCTTATTTCTCAACCATACCCTAAGCATGTTAGAGATACTAAGTCATACAGGAAATATAATTTTAACTGGGGTATGCCTTATACTCATCTCAGAACGTTTCGTTATGAATTATTTAAGAAGATTCCTAATGATGATTGCTTTAAAGATGAGAATGGTAATTGGTGGATGGCAGGTGGCGATAATGCTACGTTTTATAATGTCATAGAACAAGCCGATCCAGATAAAGTTAAGGTAGTTCAGGATATTGTTTACCTCTATAACGATAAAAGCCCGCTAAACGATTATAAGGTTCACGGTGAACTACAAAATATTAATGCAGCTAAAATCAGAGGTAATTCTATCGAACATAAATTACCTGCTCGTAAAGAACCTGAAGTAAATAAGGTTGAGATCGTAAAGGAAGTAAGTAATTTGCAAAAGAAGCATATCCTAATCGCTATTCCTACTGCTAAAAATATTGAACCTTCTACCTTTAAGGCAATATATGATCTTTATATTCCCGAAGGATATGAAACTACATTTCAGTTCTTCTATGGTTATAACGTAGATCAGGTTCGCAATCTTATTGCAGATTGGGTAGTTAAAGGGCCTTATGATTATCTATTCTCAGTAGATTATGATATTTCTTTCCCACCTGATACTCTTGCTAGACTTCTTTCACACAATAAAGATGTTGTATCAAGCGTCTATAGACAACGCGTACCAGAAAGACAGGTTATAGAGCTGTTTGAGAATAACGAGCATGGTGGTTTTAATCACATTGCTTGGGAAAAGATTAAAGACAAAGGTCTGGTTGAAATAGGCGCATGCGGGTTTGGTTGTGTTTTAATTAAAAAGGAAGTTATGACTAAAATAGGGTACCCACAATTTCTTTATAAGTCAGCAGTAGACCATAAGGATACGTTCTCTGAAGATCTCTTTTTTGCAAAAAGAGCTCAGCAAGAAGGGTTTAAATTGTATGCGGATACTTCAATACTGTGCGACCATACAGGGTCATACATATTTAGAGTTCAGTAATAATTTACTTCAGGAGCAACTCTAGGCACAGTTGGAACGGTGCCTAGAAGATCAGTCTCTTTAAGCTTAAGTTTAGAGACTGTCTCTAGTACCCCACCTCTTAATTTTACTATAACAGTTTCTTGAATTGGAGCTGTTCTAGCAACAGTAACTAAATTTTGATTTACTTGTCTTACTACTATCTTAACGTCACGCATTAGCGTGTAACTCCAGGGTTAACTGTAACAAACCCTTCAAGTATTCTTGATACTACATTATTTGAAGTTAATTCAAGATCATAAACGTATCTTGTAGAAGAAAGATTTGCAGTAGTAGCTGCATTCATTGATAGAGAAATAAGACCAGATGCACCGGTTACTGAGGTATTAATAGTAACAAAAGAAGTAGAAGTGTAAGTTTTTCTTATTTGCGCATTAGCGCTATAATTAGAAATATTAAATACATTTCCATCTTCATCTATAAGATATACGTTATAGATGAAGTTAGCGCCTTGGTCTACTACTAGATTAGTTTTAATGGCCATTTTTGAGTCTATCTACTTCAGCAGAAAGTTCTTTTACAGCTTCAATAAGAACTGCTACAAGTCTTTCGTATTTTACTGCTTTATAACCGTCGTCTCGAGTACCTACAACTTCAGGGAGTACTTTCTCTATTTCTTGAGCGATTACACCAATATCATGCTTACGGGTAAAGTAACCATCTTCCCCACCATTTTTCTCTATATATTCATCATTCCAATCAAACTCTACGCCGTTAATTGATTTGACTAAGTCTAAAGCATTAGGAATATTTTTAATATTCTCTTTTAGTCTTTCATCTGATGAATAATAAGCAGTAATATTACCTCCTGCTCTTATCTCTCCGCTCGCACCAGAAGGAGGCACGCTGGTTCCGACACCGATACTCTGTGCAGAGAAGTCAGTAGTAGAATTGCCAGATAGAGTGTAGAAGTTTAATCTTCCTGCTCCATCTGTTCCTAGATATTGTGTAGCACTTCCATCTGCTAATGGAAGTCTTAGAGAGTACGGAGTAGTTGCTACGTTAGCAGTAATAGTAACTGAAGTATTATCTGCAGGATCAACAAGTACTATTCTGCGAGTAGTAACACCGTTATTATTTCCTACAATTGTTACACCACCAGAAGAGGCAACAACGTTAGCTGATAGTCTTCCGTTGATTGTAACGTTACTGGAGAAAGTTGAAACACCGCTAGTGTTAAGTTTATTAAGTGTAGCAGTATCGCTTACTGTAATATTAGCAAAGAAAGAGTTTCTAGCTGCAGTTAACCCATTATCAAAGTAATTATTAGCACCTCTAAACCAAGTATTAGAGTTAAACGTTAAATCACCAGTAGTACTGATAGTGTTTGCAAATATATTTTGAATCCAAAGTGTAGTTGCGGTCATTCTTGAGTTAGCAGTAAATGAGCCGTTATTATAATAAACGTTTACTGCTTCACTATCGATATAACTATTAGCTAAACTGTTACCAATAGAAACGTCGTATATTACGTTCATTTCTTCGACGTTAGCAGTCTGGCCTTGAATTCTTGAAGCAGTTAAAACTGTATTACCTAATGTAAGTCTATTATTAAGAATAACACTATTAGCATTAATATTGGCACCCATGATAGTAGTATTGCCAATAGTCATCGATGTCCTGGTATAACTAGTAACACCGTCAATTACCATGCCGGTAGATGAAATTCTATTATTAGCAGTGCTTGAAGATCTAATAACAAAAGTAGTACTGTTAGCTAATGCATTAGCAGTACCTTGACCTAATCTAATACTACCAGTATTTGAAGAAGTAAGTGTGTTAGCAGCAAACCAACCAGTAATAGCAGCATTTCCGCTTGCAGTATTAGATTGAGTAGTAACTGCAGTATTAGAAATGACAGTAATTACTTGATTAGTTTTGGTAACCCATTGACCGAACGAATCAGTGCTTACATTAACGTTTGCTATTTGAGCTGTCATCTATTACTTACTTTCTAATACCTTCATAAGAAGTTGTTTAATATCGGAAATATCATTTTTTAGATTATTAACATCATCTGTTAATTTATTTATTTGTTCCATCTTACTATAATTTTCGAGCACTTTTCTTCTAGTCTCTTTATAGTTTTTATAACCTTCATTGTCAACATTAAGCAGAGCTCCTGGATTATCACCCTGTCTTACAAAACTATCATTTAATTTCATATTATACCTGAAGTGCTATAGCTCTTATGTCTCTTACAAACGGAAGATTTACCGGATCAGAAGACAATAGTACAAATTTTAACGCGAAGTTGTTAAACCCTCTGTAAAGCCTGCCATCTCCATCATAGTATGTAAGCACGTTATTTGGTGTGATACCACCTGAAGTTGTAAATGATGTAGAGTCCAAAAAGGCAGTATTAGCCAAAGGAGCGGAGGGACGGGTGGATGAGATAGGCACGCCAAATGAATACTCCCTATAATCAGAAGGATCTCTAGAAGAGAATACTAGATTTAGATCTTCTCTATAACTTAATAGTGTCCAGTCTTTCTCATCAAATAATGCCGGGTCAGTGGAACTATTTAAGAACTTAGCATAGACATAGATATCAGTAC